ATGACAACAAATGAAGTGAATCAATTGCCCTGGTCGCTAACCTGTGACATTGCCTGTCGCGCAATGTTGCTAAACATTACCTTTGAGCAAGCAGTTCAAATTGCTATCCGTCAATACTTAGAAGTTACAAAAGGGGAAACCAAATGACAAGTCCTAATGAATCTGATTTCGCGCCAGAAGTTCGGCGCTCTGCCTGGTGGTCGGGTGACAGCCGCAAAGCCGCCAATGGTCGCGCTGCTGACGTGATCCTAGAAAAGCTAGGTAAAAAGGAAGCGCCTGATCTGAGCAACATTGAAGCTGTCCAGATGGGCAAAGTAATGGAACCTACCATTGCCAGACTATTCCAAGACAAGCACAAGATCGAACTCAAGGACGCTGACTATGCACTGTCACATCAAGATGAACCGTGGCTACGCTCTCACTTTGATTACATCTCAGCAGATGGACGCATACTCGTTGAATGCAAAAATTACAACGCTGGCGTGCTGTCTAAGTTCGACGAAGAAACAGGTGTGGTTCCTGCTGCTGATATGGCACAACTCATCCATGAAGCTGCCGTACATAACGTCAGCGAGATATACCTTGCAGTCCTGTTTGGTGGGCAAGCATTCCGCACCTATCACTTCACCATTACTGACGAACAAAAAGAAAGCCTGATCAAGCAAATGGCAAAACTTTGGGGCATGGTAGCCACCAATACCCTGCCAGAACCTGACAGCCTGGACAGCGTAAAGCTTATCTATCCTGAGTCAACAGAAGCCACCATCGTCGCGTCTGGCGCTGTCGAGAAAGCCTGTGAAGCACTCAAGGCATACAAGGCAAAGATCAAAGAGTTGGAAGATCAGAGCGAGGCGCTCGAGGTCGCTATCAGGGGCTACATGACAGATAGGTCAACCCTGACAGACTTAGGCGGCAGGACATTAGCAACTTGGCGCACCGCTAAAGCAAGCAGCAAGTTTGACGCAAAGCTATTCCAGCAAGCTATGCCAGATATTTACAACAAGTTTGTCGTAGAAACCCCAGGCTCACGCCGATTCCTACTTAAATAAGGAGATGAGATGGATGACATAGAAAAAATGCGTAAAGAACTACATGAAAAGTACGCAAAACAAACAAGGGAAATGAACGAGCGACTTGCCAACAAAACCATCAAACAATTTCAAGAAGCTGTGATTGGTCTAAAAAGACTGATGATTATGTGGGGTGACATTGATTTGTCTGATTGGAAAGAAAAAATTTTAGATGGCGTGATAGCCGAAAGCGATTTCGATGTTGCTCGATCTTTCACAATCATGTTGCAGATTTTAGAAGTAGATATGGAAATGTTTATTGATGCTTATGGTGGAGATACTGAGGAGATGAGAAATGAGTAACTTAGTACCAGTTCAAGACATAGAGCGCATGGCGTTAGCTGTGGCTAAGTCCGGTCTATTTGGTGTCAAGACCGCAGACGAAGCTATGGCACTAATGCTGATAGCGCAGGCAGAGGGTCAGCACCCTGCAATAGCTGCGCGTGACTATCACATCATTCAGGGCAGACCAGCACTCAAAGCTGACGCAATGCTGGCAAGGTTTCAAGGCGCTGGTGGAAAAGTGCAATGGGAGGATTACACAGATGAGCGAGTTTCTGGAGTTTTTAGTCATCCTTCTGGTGGCAGCATCACTGTTACTTGGACTATTGATCAGGCAAAACATATTGGATTGGTTAAGCCTAGTTCGGGATGGCATAAGTATCCTCGCGCAATGCTTAGATCGCGCTGCATCTCAGAAGGAATCAGAGCAGTGTATCCAGGCTGTGTGGTTGGAACCTATAGCGTCGAAGAAGTCCAAGACTTTGACGATAAACCGGCAAAGACTGCTGCACCAGAGATCAAAGACATGGGCGCGGCAGACATCGTTGACGAGATTAAGTCAGCTAAGGCCGTAGGTGAATCTTTTTTGCCTCTGTACATTCCAGGTCAAGAGGAACCATACGATACAGCGGTGAGTTTAGAAGATTGGGAGAGTATCTTTTACCAAATGATTTCAAAGGTCAAAAACGGAAAGCTTGATGACAAGCAAAAGCTGGAGAAGCTAAAAGCTTTCAAACAATCCAATCAGCAGGTTATTGAAACAATGACACCGACAGCACGGACTAAAGTTTTAGCAGCGGTAAATACACTGGAGGCAGCATGAAACAGCATCAATCAGAACCAGGCAAGGGCGTACTCTTTCAGAACGATAAGAAAGCGCCAGGTAGCGCACAGCCTGACTACAAGGGCGTGATCACTGTGGACAGAGATTTCAAAGCAGGTGAGCAAATCAAGATCGCCGCTTGGAAGAAAGCTACCAGAATCGGTGAACTGATCAGCCTAGCCCAGGACAACTGGACACCCGATCCTAATTACCGCAAGCCACCAATGGAAGCGCCAGCGCCGACATTGAAGAAGCCTAGAGAGTATGACCCATTCAAGGACGATGAAGTACCGTTCTGATGGCTTCCTCTAAAACACCAACCCAACGCAGTCTTGAGTATCTGCGAGATCAAGGCTACTTCTGCGCGATAGTCGAGAAGTGGAATCCTTGGTCAAAGATACGTCAAGACCTTTGGGGATGGTGCGACATCCTGGCTATTCGCAAAAACGAAGTCTTAGCCGTTCAAGTGACTAGCACAGGTGTCGCAGAGAGGATCAAGAAGATTCAAGAATCACCCACGATTGCGCTAGTCAGAGATGCCGGTATTCGAGTTGAAGTTCACGGCTGGCGCAAGAATGTTAAAGGCAGATACGTTTTGAGAGTGGAGGATATTTCATGAACGCAGCGAACCTAACTAAGTCTGATCGCTTGCAGCGTGTGTTTAAGCTGCTGTCAGGCGGTGGTGAGTTTACTACCCTAGAGATCATCCAGAGGGCAGGTGTTTGTGCAGTCAATAGCATCATCTCGGAGTTGCGGCAGAACGGTTATCAGATCGACTGTCAGCGGCGTAATGACAAGTGGTTTTATAGGATGACAATATGAAAGTATTTATCGCAACACCAATGTACGGTGGTCAGTGTTTCGGCTTCTATGCTCAGTCTTTATTGCAACTAAACAACATGATGCGTGACAAAGAGATCACCACCATGATGTCCTTCATGTTCAACGAAAGCCTGATCACCAGAGGACGTAACGCATTGGTTCACCAGTTCCTAAAGACTGACTGCACTCACTTGTTCTTTATTGACGCTGACATACGCTTCAATCCTGGTGATGTATTCCCTATGCTAGACGCTGACAAAGACATTATCTGTGGCATCTATCCTAAGAAAGAAATCAACTGGTATGGCGTTTCTAAGGCGGTAGACGCTGGTGTGTCACCTGATGAGTTGAAGTGGCACACAGGCAGCTTTGTGGTCAACCTGGTGGGCTACTCAGGCGAGGTAACAGTTCCGGTCAATGAACCTGTAGAGATTTGGAATGGCGGCACAGGCTTCATGATCATCAAGCGGGAGGTTTTCGAGAAGCTGGCAGACCAAGTACCAACCTACACCAACGATGTCACAGACTTGGCTGGCAACATCAAGGCTGATGAGATCAAGGAGTTCTTTGCTACCAGCATTGAACCAGGCACAAATCGCTTACTGTCAGAGGATTACCACTTCTGCCGTATCTGGCGGGAAGCTGGCGGTCAAGTTCATGCAGCACCCTGGGCGCACCTAGCGCACGTTGGAACCTATGTATTTGAAGGCGCTCTGACGCCAGCACCATAAGGAGAGATCATGTCAGAAGAAATAAAAGACAATCAGCCTAACGACATCTTTGATGCTATCAGGCGCGAGTTCAGGATGAAGAATGATCGTGAACTGTCTGAGTTCTTAGAGATCACGCCATCCGTATTAAGCAGGCTACGGCATGGCAAGATGACATTTACGCCAACTTATCTGCTGGCGGTGCATGATGCGACAGATTGGAGTCTGGAAAAGATTAGGGGCTACTTACCTAGTAGCGCAGCCGAGTGAGCATCCTGTTTGTTGCAGGAATGCTGGTCGGGATCGGATTAACGATCCTTACCTTTTTGTTTCTCTTTTGGCTGTTTTTGCTGACTTCTTAAAGTCTGCTGCGGTGGGAGCGCCCTTGCTACCAGGCGCTCTCATCCTCTCACCACTGCCTGCCTTGATCCTTGCTCTCTTGGCATTGATGTTTGCGTAGAGTCCGTCTTTCATTTGACACCCCAAAAGTAAAGGTCGTGCGCCTGATCGTTAGTGGTAAAAGCATACTGTCGGAATTCTGACAGGTCAAACGCTTCTCGAAAGTCTTGCTCGGTTAGATTGCGGTAGTAGTCACCGCAGAATGGCGCATCATGTGGACTGGTGCGGCGTGTGCCATGCTCTGCCCTGCCTGTGGTCGCGCAGCTAAAGAAGACCAGGCCGGATGACATCCTGATCATATTGGCAAAGGTTTTCAGCCAAGCAGGATTATGCTCAAAGCACTCGCAACTAGCGACAACATCAAAACTGCCATCAGGATAGGCGAGGTCTTCTCCTCTAGCCACCACATCAACATCGGCTCCTGCGCCAAGATCAACGCCAACATAGATACATTGCTCAAAAAATGGACGTATTGATCCATTGATGTTTAGGCTACCAACTTCCAGGACGTTCTTGCGAACAAAGTAATCAGGGAACTGTGACTTGAGGCTGGCAACGAATTCAATCTGTGCTGGATGGCTCAACGACAACCCCAACGCTTTCTGGCTGCTTTGCCACGATCACCTGTCCAGTTCCGGCTACGGGCGCAGAAAGACTTGTGACGTGGGTTAGAGGTATCTTTGGTCGGGGCTTGTAGGTTGCTGCCGGTCTCGCGGTTGTACTTGGCTCTGCCTTTGGCAGTCAGTCCACCGCCAGCCTTAACTGACAGCTTCTCACCCCTACCTACCGACAGCTTTACGTTCTTAGACAATTTTGGCTCCTCGCTGTAGTTGTGCCAATGTCACGCCACCTGTGTACTGGAAGTGCGGATATTCCTTAAACCGCTGCCAATCACCCGCCCACTCTAATCCTGCTGCTTTACCTATTCTGCCAACGTCTTGCCAGATCGAGTTCTTGGCATCCCAAACAGGTTTTCCGTGTAGTAACGGAACGACATCCACAGCACAACGGTAATTATGAAAAGACTGACCAGCCCGTGCATTCGTGACAATCCTCCCTGGTGCGGTTCTGCCTTGAGCGTACAGCGCTGCTTGGCTGAAGTTATCTCGGTAGGTGCTAGTGACAAGTAGTTCTATACCTTCTGCTTCACAATCAGCAATCATCTTCTCGACGCGCTCCCGAACCACTGGCAGCAGGTCTTCAATCTTACGGCTGTTAATCACTTTGCCGCCACTCCTTGAATCTTCTCAACAGTACGCAACGCACCCAGGCCAAGCATCCCCATCAATACCGGAAGCATCTCAGACAGGTCAGCAGGATTTAGGTTGATGTCATAGTGAGCAAACGCTGCAATCGTCTTGGCTACGCTTATCCCGATCCAGTTCCAGGCACAAGCAGCGCCACATATCCAGCCGATAAAAGGACGCCAGCCAGAAACAAAAACGGAAGCATTCGCAGCTTCCACTTTGTTTATTTCTAACTGCCCCATGATCTGCTGCAACTCACCAGACTGTTGCAACTTAAACAGTTCTAGCTTTGCGGCAGCAGCCTGGGTTGGATCAGGCCAAAGCCGGTCTATGACTTTGCTACCAATGTTCAGTATGGCGCTGATCGGATCAAGCGACATTACAAACCCTCGCCTGGCGTGATGTACAGTTCCGCATTGTTATGAGGCGCAATGATGCGGACATAGACCGTTTTGGTTGCGCTAACCTGCGGCCCTGTAAAAACCTTTTCACTGTATGGTGGGATGGCAACTACCGGAGCGCCATTGGCAGTGGGAATGCTTGCTGTGATATTTGCTGTTTGTCCATAGGCAACAAACACAGGATAGTCTTTACTTGTATTGAACACCAAGTATTGATTCACCGGACTAACAGCCGTTAAAGAAACCACAGCCCCTTGAGTGTTCGCGGACGCAGCAACCGCCACCACGCAGTTGCCCATCGGCTGAAAGGCAATATTGTTAGCCATTAGTACACCTTCTTGCCGCCACCTGAAGTCGGGCTTTGCTTGCTGTTGTCGCTACCACCGAAGTTAAAAGTGGAACGGAACCCACCCATAGGCACTTGACCTGGCTGCCAAGTCTGATATCGTTCTGTCGTATCAGACGGTTTCTGAGGACGGATAGCTTTCGCGTATTTCTGGCTGTAGTTGAGTTCTTCAGCCCCAGGTACGCTACTCTTGAGCGTTAGGTCTTTCTTGTCGCGCATCTTTATTCCTTTCCATTCTTATCAAAAGGTAGCTGAATAACGCAAACACGGCTAACGCTACCAGCCTCTCCCACATCAATCCCCACATTGTCCAGCAAGCGAGCGCGAAATTCAGGCACAAAGCCAGAATCACAAGCAATCTCTCGCTGATGACGCTCAAAGCCAAACGCACCAGTGATATAGCATCCATACTTGTATCCCCTTTCTAAATGGATACTCATATCTTACTACTCATCCTCATCATCAGCAAACCCTGAACCCCAATCATCATCCGATATCCTGGCTTTTAGTTGTTCAAGTTTTAACGCTCTGTCGATGATTTTTGACTTGTCGGTCAAACTGGCGGTTGGATCGGACATGGTGGCCTTTAGCAGATCACCGATTGCCCTCTCCAACTCTGGATTTATCCCCTTGGTCTTCTTGCTCATCGCTTGGCTTTACGCTTCTGCATGGGCTGTTCTGGACGCTTCATCTTACGCATCGGTTTAATCATGGTCGGAGGTGGTGTTTGATCACCAATACCGGCTTCTTGAGGTCTGTCATTGCGGATCATTTTCTTCCTTTCTTTGCTTTTCGAGCAACACTAAGAGCAATAGCCACCGCTTGCTTCTGTGGCCTCCCACGATTCATCTCACGACGAATGTTCTTACTAATCGACTTCTGACTAAATCCTTTTGTCAGCGGCATGATTACCTCCCTGGTTGCATAGACGTTGGCTTTCCAGCACCTGTGAGCGCTTGGTAAGCAGACAAACCCACTTGGGGCGCTACATAGGTCACAGCGAAATTCTTCAGAGTTCTGCCAAACAGACTTAGTTTCTGCTGCTCTGGCAGTGCCGAATTAGCAATAGCATCTAGTTGCTGGCTGATTTCGTTAATCTTATTAGTAGGCATCAAACCTGTCCTGGCTAACGAATCCTTCAGGCTAGTTTGCCAGAAACGCTGTGCGCCGAACACGCCCTGCTGCGCTCTGTCAGACATGACCTGACGAATCGCCTGCTCCAGAACTTGCTTACCATTAGGACTAGCCGCAATAGCAGGCGCAACCCGATCCCACAAGGTTCTGTCACCTGACGTAATGATCTCTTGGACACGGGCGGCAGGTTCAGCGGTACTCAGGATAGTAGAAGCTTCTTTCCTAGCTGCATCGGTAATCGCTCCAGCAGCCTTCTCGCCTTCCTTAACCAGTCTGCCAGCCTCTTTCTCACCAATATCCAGCGCCTTACCAGCTTCTCTACCAGCCTGACGCTCTAACGCTTCTTTCCTTGTCGCAACCTTGCCAGCACCCGCAGCCATGCCTTCAGCACGCTCTAGGTTCATAACGTAGTTGTTAGCGCTAGTTCTCACTTCCGGCAGGGCAGTCAGCCAATCTGAGTTCTGCTTGCTGGTCAGCCAGTTCCTTGCTGCCTTGGCATCCATGTTGGCAAGGTTCTTAGCCACATAGTTCTTAGCTTCTTGAAGAACCAGGTTCCGATCACCTGTTAGCGCAATAGCGTCTGCAACTGATTGCTGGCTATTGAACAGCGCAGCAGGCAATGACTTGGCATCCGCTTTGAACTGAGTCGGATCAATCCGATCCATTGCGGTGGCCTTTGCGCCAGCCTTAGTTCTAAACTTCTCTAGCAAACGTGAAGCAATTTCATACTCGCTTTGCAACACATCATGCGCGTTACCTGCAAACTTAGACTGAATGTCACTAAGTTTTGCGTAATACTCTTTAGCAATGTTGGAACCAATCGCTGAGTACCCTTCAACATCCTTACCGAAAGCAACATCACCCAAGCGCCGACGCACATCATCTAGCGCATCAAACGAAGTGGGAAACGTCTTGTAAACAGGATTACCCATCTCATTGACGCCTACTTCCACACGACGCGCTGTTACTGCGTCATAGATGTTTTGATAAGCCTTCAACACGCCAGGTTCAGTCACCGGCGCTGTCTTCTGCTGTTGAGCGATTTGGCCTTTCAGCAACTTGTTACGGAGGTCTTGTACAAGTGTTTTGTATTCTGGCAATGATTCAACCAGAATACCTTGGCTTTCTTTCGCAGCCACAGCCTGATCACGCAAAGCCTTCTGCTGCTTGTAAGCCTCTGACCGTTCCAATGATCCGGTTTCAAACCTTTGCAAAATCCTGTCACGCAGTGTTCTGCCCATTTGCGACAGTTCAACAGTTGCGTCACCTACCTCACGCAATCCACTCTTTGCTCTTTCTAGCAGCGTCTTTTTAGTTTCCTCTAACTCGCCTCTAGTAGCAGCCAGGCGAACACCCTTCTCACGTTCTTCTTTAGATACCTGCTGTGCTGTGCTGCGAACACCACTCGCCTGCGTTCCAGCCGTGCTTCTAGCTAAGTTGGCTTCCGCTTCTGCTACGTTGGTAGCTTTGCTAACAGAATCAGAAATGGTGTCGTAAATCTTTCTCTGAGCGTCAGTTGTAAAAGGTGATTGGCGCAGTTCGTTAATCCGCTGCATTACCAGTTCACGCTGCTTGCCTGCCAGATTTGTCACGTTGACATCTTGCATGACGCTTCTTAGGACATCATAAGTAGCGCCAACAGCAGGGTTTGTTAGCTTATTAAAAACATTTCTTACCGCCCCAACACCTTTAGCGGTGCTAGTCAGTGTTTCAACCGGCAATAAACCACCAACAACTCTCGCCGTTTCTGCCGCCCAAGGTGGAGCGCCAAACACTTCAGCCGCCTGACCTGCTGTTTCGCTAGACGCCCCGCCAAAACCACCAGCCAAAGAACCAAGCGCACGACCTTTAGCGCCGGTCATAGAAGGTGCTGCGGCTTTCATTGCTGTACCTGCGGCTCTTACTGGCGCATACGGAACCTGTTCTAATAACCGGCCTGTACCAAAAGCAATCTCCGGCGAAAAAGCGCCAGCAGCAGTACCAACACCTGTCGCAACACCAATGTCTTCTAAACGCTGTCCAAACGACTTTTCAGGTGATTCTGTCGAAGCTTTAGGCGCTGAAGGCGCTTTAGGTGTCGGCAGGTCGCTGAAGTCTGTTTGCGACGGTTTTGGTAGATCGCTAATGTCAACAGCCATTATTGATACCCCTGTGAACGTAAGAAGTCTCTAGCTTTGTTTTGATCGCCACCAAAGTTAGCATCTGAGTAAGCCTTGAGTTTGTCACCGCTTGGCATAGCTTTAGGGGCTGGCATTTCGTTGCGACGATCACTGCCACCACCCAAACCTGGAAATTGTTCCTCCAGTCTTGATTTCTCTCTCGACATTTCAGATACGCCTTGAACCATTGCATTTCTGACTGCCTCATAAACACGCCAGTCCGACCTATACAGTGGGGCAAGAATTCGATCTTCTATTCTGGTCAGCGCCTTACCGCCGGTTTCAAACTCTTTACTACGGAAGAAGGCAAAAGTTCTAATTAGCTTTAGGGCTTCTGGATCATCCTTGAATGCTGCTTCTGCGGCTCTGGTGTCCAACCCTAGCAGGGCAGTCATCTTTGTCCATTGACCTTCTTTGTTCAAGCGGTCAAGAGTGTCAATACCTTCTTCTAACTCAGGAATCAAGTTCTCACGCAGACGATGCGCCGAACGATCTTTTTCAGTAAGTTTTTGACTTCCTCTGCCGCCATCACCTCTTAAGCTGGCAGCAAGATATTTCATATCACGCGCATTCTGCTGACGGTCTTCTTGCATTCTTTCTTGGAACTGACGCTGCGCTTGTTTATCAGCAGCGCGTAATTTTTCTGTTTGAATAAACTTAAATAGTTCCTGACCGCCTTTAACTTGCTCTTGCAGCATCTTGATGGTGTTAACCAAACCAACCTTATCTTTGTACTGCTTTAGGAAATCAGCACCTTCTTGGGCAAACAGCATATCTGCTTCCATGTTTGCCTTTTCCATGTCCACCGCAGCAAGTTTGGCAATGTCTACCATGCGGTTATTCAGCGCATCAATTTTTGTTTTTAATGCTTTCGTGTTGGCTTCAAACAAATCCTTTTCGCGTAGGTAACGATCTTGCCTGCCTTGTTGATAGCCTTGCATCATGCCGTTCATGGCATTCATTGCGCCAATAGCATTGCTCTTACCGCCAGCACCAATAGCAAACCCAAGTACGCCAACCAAACTAAAGATGGTTGCCATATCTCTGACGTTTTCTTGGGTTGGCACAAACGCTTCGCCAGCCTGGTCTTCTAATCGAGTGCGTTCAGCGCGTAATTCAGGCGCTTTAACTGATTCTGCGTAAGTATCAAAAGCTTCTTGTCTACGACCTAGTTGCGTAGATTCTCGTTCCGCTTTATTAGCTGCCAACTCGCCTTCAAACGAACCATACTCTCGCTGTGCTTTTTCCAACTTGGTTCTAGGCCCACCCACGAACTGCTGGTATACGGGGTCAGACAAGACTGCCGCAGCCGCATCTTCAGAGTCCGTGCCAGCCGGTTGCCGACGCGCAGCGGCCTTATCCACAGCCGTGTCCATGCCAAACATCGGCACACCTGATCTTTCAGTTGGAAACATTGCCGCCATGTTTACGCTCCTTGCTGTCTTCTAATTATGCTTGGCTGATTACCAGTCATGCCCTGCATTGCCATTTGCATAGCATTAGAGAAATAGTTGCCTGTTAATTCGCTAACATACTGGTCTGCCTGCAATCCTGCCTTAATAGCGCCAGTTGCAATCTGATCAGCAATTCCAGAAACTTTCAAACCTAAGTCATATTTGTTTTGCAATATTTGCTGACGGAAATTCTCTAGCTGAACTTGTGCTTGTTCTGCGCCTACGCCGCCACGACTAGCAGCGCCTTGTGCTAATCTGGCTCGCATAGCTTGCAGTTGTTGCTGTTCGCCAACACTTAGTTCACCAGACTGCGCTTGAGCAAGAAGTTCTTGTCCGCGCTCACGGTACGGCGCAGCCATCTTCTCCATATCTTCTCTAGCACGCTGACCTTGTTTAGCCGCATTGCGAGAAGCAATAATCCCAGGTAAAGCAGCCAATCCACCCATAGTTATGTTTTCAAGAACTCTTGGGCTAGTCAGTGTGGACTTAACTCTCTCTGACAGAGACATGGGTTCGAAACCATATTCTGTAGGACTGCCAGGCCCATAAGGATTCTGAACATCCAGTGTTCGAGTGGAAGGCATAAAACCAGTGTCTGCGCTTACGTCAGGAATATTTATTGGCGTAGGAGGACGGGGCGTAAAATTAACCGTTGGATACAACGTCTGCTGTGGCACGTCTGAACTGTAATATTGCGCCGTGTCCGGTGGCGTTAAATCTATTTGCGGTGTGTTAGGTGAGAAACTATAAGGAGAAACCGGTTCAAAATCAGGTGTTGGAACAGAAGAAGTTGAAAAAGGCGCTTGCGAATAATAGGTATTAGCATTGGTGTTTACATTAGCCGTTCTGCTGGGAGAGTAGTATGTATTTGCATCCATCTCATAGAACTCTAGCAACCCAGTATCAGGGTTGATCGTGCCAGCGCCACCAGCATTTTTGAGCATATACGCTTCTTTGGGCGTGATATGCACCAGCATACTGTCACCACCCCTGCCTTTTCCGGCAAGTTCTTTAGCTATTTGCTTGAGGTCGCTACTCTCTTGGAAAGTAGCCTTCAGTAGTTTTGCAATTTGTTTAGTCATAGCCACTGCCCCCTAATTCATCTGTTAGTTTCAACGATTCGACGTTCCAAACAGGTTGGCGTCTTTGGCCTTTCTTATCCAAATAAGAACCGCCAGCGTCACCTACACTCAGCGCTTGGGCTAACGCGCTTGAACCAGGCATCATAAGCGGCGCTCCCAATAATGTTTGTAGTGGAACTGTTTTAGTTTCAACTGCTGGTCTCCGTATAACCTTTTTCTTTTTCTTTTTCTTTGTACTCGGTTTCCCAGTAATTGATTCCATACCTTCTACTTTAGGCGTTTCAACACTGTCAACATCAGTATCTATAGGCTCAGATGGGCCAGTTACGTCAGTGCTTTCACCGTCAATACCTGTCAGGTTTATAATTTCTCTATCTGTATCAGTGATGGTCGGAGTAACGCCGCCCGTGGTGGGGCCACCGGTGCTTTCTCCGGTTGTACTGCCAGATGTTGTCGGCGTATCTGTTTGTGTATTCGTACCCGTTTCAGTTTTTGTATCTGACTGTGTTCTTGGATTAGTCTGGGTTCCGGTTTGCGTTCTTGTGTCTGTTTGGGTCTTTGTATCGGCTTGTGTCTGGGCAGAGGCTTGTTCTTGTCTTGCGGCCTCTTGAAACTCTCTTTGTAATTGATCAGCGCTAACTTGGGTTGCGCGTTGCTCCCAAAACTGTCTTCCTGCTTGATCCGCTTCACGATTTAAGAATTGGTCGTAAAGCGATTGAATTTGATCTTGCTGGCCTGAAGGAGCGTTGGATAAATTAGTGCGAATTTTTGGGGTAATCCCAGTCAATTCCAATATCTGTTGTTCATTTGTCGGTATTGCTGTCTGTACGCCAGGAGTTGTCGGTGGCGTTTGACCAGTAATAACCACATTAAAATCCTGCAAAGAACTTATGGGCTGACCTGATCGATTAGCACTTTCAATAGCTGCGCGTTCGCGTAATGGTAATGTGTCTATCTCTGGGGGCGTGGGAGCGCCTTCTTTCCCAGTAAAATAATTAAATAAAGTTGAATTTCGTTGGCTTAATATTGCCGCTTCTTCTGGAGATATTTGCAAAATTTTTGACACTCGCAAAACATCGGCAGTTTGTGGCACATCTTCAAATCGAGGCGCTTCTACAACGACTTCTGGCAATCTAGGCGTTGTGTCTGTAGTAGTTAAGGCATTGTTTGGGGTGCTTAATGCCTGATCAATTAGAGCGCTTGCAAATGCGGTATCGCCCGACATCGCGCCAAGCATAGAGTTTTCTTGGGTTGCGCGTCTTACTGCTTCAGCGGCAGGAACAGCCAACAAACCAGTAGCTAGGGCTGTTGCTCCAGCACCACCAGCGGCAACAGAGGTCAAAGAAGTAACCGCAGTTGCAAGTTCTACCAAACCAGCGTTTCTAATTGCAGTAAGGTTTTCTGGTTTGGCTAATTCTTTTGCAAAAGTTGGATCGGCAGCAGCTCTAGCCCTCCAGGTATCAATCAATTCTCTGGAAGCATTACGGGCTAACTGATTGATTTCTTCAGCCGTTATTGGCCCTGCAAAAGCAACATCAACTTTATTTGCTGGATTGGTAAATGCTTTGAGAATGTCACCAGAAATTTGTTGTTTTGCCTGTTCCGCTTTTAACTTTTGTTCGGTGATGTAATCCTGACCAGCGCCAGCCAAACCGCTAACAAGTGCGCTTGCCCCAACATCTTGGTTTGTCAACGCAGCTTCAGTAGCGCCTCCGGCAGCAGAAGCTAATCCAGACTTGAGTGTGACATTGGCATCATCTGGCAGCACATCAAGCGCTGCTCCACCAATGGCCTGACCAGCGCCAGCACCTAATGCAGCCAATCCTGCTTTTTCAGGATCGCCCGTTTGAATCAATGTGCCAGTACCAGCGCCAACAGCACTTCCAGCAACCGCAGGTAATGCAGCATTACCACCTAAAGTTCCGCTAAGAGTTCCAGCTTGTTGAGCGCTCTGAACGGCTTGACCTGCTACTGAACCGGCATAAGTACCAGCGCCAGCGGCAAGACCTGCTTTTAGGATGTCTTCCGCAGAACCGCCTGTCGCAGCAGTAACGCCAGCATTAACAACACCAGCACCTACAGCCGCTGCCGCAGCGCCTGTAGCGCCTAACGCAGAACCAATAGCAGGCAATAACTGAGGCGCAACAGCGCCAATGATGGGAACAATAAAAGGAGCAAGCTGCTGGAAAAAATTTAGGTTTCTATCTGGTCTATAACCTTCTTCTCCAGGAAGCACGATTCTTGAATAAGGATCGGTTGCCATGCCGCTACCTCGAGGCTGACCAGCCTGCGGGTTTTCCTTTTTAGCGGCTTCACGAAACTCAACATTTAGTTGGGCGGGAGAAACTTCTTTTGCTCTCTTTTCCCAAAATGCCTGTCCAGCAGGATCGGCCTGTCTACCTAAATCCCGTAAGAACAGTCTAGCAACGTGTTGAGAAGCTTCCATGTTGTTTTCCCTTAAATCAATTTCGCAGCAGTTGCAAAGATCGCAAGCGCTTGGTAATCAATGTCACCACGCAACCCTTCAGCATCGCTTAATCCAAAGCGTCTAAGTCTTTCCATAAACATTGGATAGACCTGCTGATCTTGGATGCTCATTTCTGCCAACTTCCCCAACTCTTTTAGCTGATCAGGTGTTAGACCAGTCTGCTCCATAAGCTGCATGATCATTTCCCTAGCCTGCTGCGTTTGCGGATTGCTCATAGCGCCGCCACCACCTTGCATGGCTTGCATAACATCAGCGTTTTGTTGCATTGCAACATTTCTATTTGGTTGGGGTAGCATAGCCATAATCAATTTTCCAATTCAAGGGCAGCAACAATCTGTTCATGAATGTATAAGTGACTGGCTATCCAGTCATAGAAATCTTCTTCTCTATTCCAGTCTGTATCGATCAAATTGAAGGGATTATTCAGCCCTAAAAGGTTCGCAAAAGCCTGGTGTTCGACCTGATGAACCTGCAACCAGTCATCCAAATTGTCGATATCGGCGTCAATTAACGGGAAAACAGGCACTGTAAAGCCTGCATCCATGAAGGTTTCCTGAAATAACTTGTGCTGAACACCGTTTTCGAACAAAAACTCTCCTAGCGAGTCCTTATCGCCGAACTTCACGATGCTAAGAGTTTCCATGTTCATACTTTGTCAGCCTTACCTTCGAGTTTGTCGAAAATCTTGCCTAACATTCCCTTAATTTCATGAATATCGTTCTTGTAATCATCTTTACTGACGTACAAGTGCGGCAAATCCCGAATATCTTCATCTAAACGGTTCAACATCCGTGTAATGTTGTTCAATGTCCAGCCACCAAAGAAGGCAGCGACACCAACAACAAGATTAAATAGCATCTGACCTTCCATTTACACACCGTAATAAGGAATTTTCTTATCTACACCACCAATTTGAACGGTAATGTAGCCCTCTGGTACTAATGGCAGACTAGAAGTCGCAAAAGTAGCGTTAGCAGACGTTGTGCCTGTCAAATTTACATTGTTGGACGTTATGTTTGCCGTAACCGAACCACTAGAAATGGTGACGTTGGTTAGCGTTGTGTTTCCAATAGAGCCACCAGTGATCGTGACATTGTTGGCATCTTGAGTAGACATTGTGCCAAGACCAGACACGGCGCTGTTAGCAATAGCGATAGCTACATTAGCTGCGCTAGTAATTCTGCCTTGTGCATCTATAACAACTTGTGAAACTTGGCTGGCAGTTCCATAAGTACCGGCAGTAACCGCTGTGTTTGCAAGCGAAATCGTACCGGAAGTCGTAATTGGGCCACCAGTTAAGCCGGTTCCCGTATTAACCAGGGTAACTGTGCCTGACCCTCCACCTCCTACACCACCTGCAACCTTTAGCATGATTACTCCTTATAGGCCATCGCCAGGTGTGATGTACACAGTCGCTGTGCCGGATGACGTGATGCCCGTGAAATACGCATTCGGAACAAATGTCAGAATCTCATCGGTATTTGGCAATAACGGGAATGCAGCCTGGCTGCTGGTAACAACTTGCGCTGCGCTATTAGCTGCATCAGCAGTTGTTCCATAGCCTAGGAATACAGTCACAACTCCAGAATTGATAATTCGGTATTGGTTGCCACCAATAGTTGTAGACAAACATTGAACCGCAGTCGGGGCAGTTGTAGCCGCTAGAAACGTGACAGTGTTTCCAGTTTTGGTAAAAGCGTTAATTCCCATCTATCACCTCCCAAGATTGCGTTTCCTCATTCCAAGAATATGGCTGGTCATCAGCAGGTTTGGCTACCGGCGCAACCCATTGGCAATTATCGGGATCAAGATTCCAGCTTGGATACGGACGAGGCGGCGCAAAACCATCAATAGGCGAAGGCAAATAACTGTAACCAATGCCCGCATAGTTTTTGCGAATATTGCCGTTATAGCTAGTTTGTTTCCATGTGCCGCCAAATAGTCGTTCGCAGAATGCGGCACCAATGTGTTCTTTCTCAATACCGCTGGCGTCAGCCGTATCTTTGTTGTCGATAACAACTACGCGCAACACGATGTTGTTACTATCAATTTCGGCAAAGTGCGCCATTCAAGCCTCCAATTTCAAACCAGTCAACGACATCTCATCCCCAACAATGCCAACAGGGAAGGTGTTAAAACTCATGCTAATGCGAACATCGTCACCTTGAATCGTCGGCACGTTATGCTCAAGTGATGACGGAAATAGAATCAGCCGTCCTGTAACTGCTTCAAACCACCAAGATTCTGAATTGTAAGAATTCCAGTTTTCGGGTGGAAATTTTATTTGCTGCCAACCAGAACGATAAAAGTAAATGCGGTCATCAGGATTGGTGTTAAGGTAAAACACGCCAGAAACAAAACTATTGGGATGAGCGTGTTTGTGATGCCACTGTCCTTGTTCAGAATAATTGAACCAGGATTGAGTTATTCTTAAATGAACATCATGTTTAGGATCGCTAGTTGCTTTAAAGTATTCAGCAACACAACCCTCCACCCAATCCCGCAATGAAGTCATCACTGGATCGCGCAACACAAAGTTATTAACGCTAGTGGTATTTCCTTCATTTGCTCTTGTTTCCTGACCGCGCACGAACAAAAGTTCCTCATCCGTCAATGGACGGTCTAAGTCGAACATTCCGACAGGCGTTGGAAACAAGTTGTGCATATTCATGCAAGAGCCTTTTCTAGTTCTTCTTCATCTTGCTTCTGCTTTTCTAACTGTTCTGGCAACCAAATCGTTGGGATGCTTTCCTCAAACTCTTTAATCTTGTCCATTACCCAATAGACTTCTTCAATGCTTGGGCATGGTCGAGGATCATCCCAACGGGTAAATATGTTGTTGCTAATTTCCCATTTAGCGCCAGGACGCAACATTTGCATTGCAACGTCGATGCCGTAGAAGCGGTAGATTTTTTTCATAGTTATTAGTTAAGTTTAATAATTACGATTCCAGAGCCGCCTGAAACGCCCGCATTTGCTGGATTTCCAATAGAGCCGCCACCGCCACCGCCAGTATTTGTTGTTCCGGCAACTCCCTGCGCCCCAAGATTACCGCCTCCCCTTCCTCCGCCACCAGCTCCACCTGTTCCCCCTGTGCCACCTGGTGCGTTAGCGGAGCCGCCACCACCACCAGCATAGGTAACTGAACTGCCTGTAATTGAAGAAGCAGTGCCACTTCCGCCATTACCCCCAACGCCGCTTGCTCCATTAGAACCAGTTGCGTTAGCCCCTCCACCGCCACCAGCGGCTGTTGAATTGGCAAGACCTGCCGTTGAGTTACCTCCATTATTTCCCTGTGACGGGCTTACTGAGGGAGTATTGCCAGAGCCTCCTGTTCCAGCGGTATTACCTAATGAACTAATACCAGCGCCGCCTCCTGATCCTCCAGATTTTCCGTTTAATGCTGTTCCATCGGTACTGTTCCTGCCGCCACCGCCGCCACCACCAGCCGAAGTTACTGTACTAAAAATCGAATTAGAGCCGTTTGCTCCATTGGTGGCCGTTCCGTTCGGACTTGCCGCGCCACCCGCGCCGCCGCCCCCAATAGTTATCGTATAAGTAGTTCCAGCGGTAACGGATAAGCCTGCTCCTGTTCTAAATCCACCAGCGCCGCCACCACCACCGGTAGCCCCACCACTACCACCACCGCCGCCTACAACTAAATAATCAACACTACTTACACCCGATGGGCAAGTCCATTGGCTTGATGCATTAAAACTTAAAATTCTAGCTGTTGGTAAAGCGTATTTAATAATGACAATTCCAGAGCCACCGATGCCTGCTGTTTCATTACCTCCACCACCACCACCACCTGTGTTGGCTGTTCCGGAAGTTGCTATAGGGGCATCGTTATATTCACCACCATTTCCACCACCACCAACGCCACCAGTTCCTCTGGTATCAGCAAAAGATGATCCGCCTCCACCACCAGCATAAGTTATAGACATACCAGAAATCACTGATGCGGTTCCAGCCCCACCATTTCCTGCCGCAGAAGTAGTGCCGTTAGCGCCAACAGCGGAAGCGCCACCACCACCACCCGAATTTAAATTAGCGCTATTTCCATTTCTGTTATACGCAGCGCCACCATTATTTCCTTGTGATGGAGATGTTGATGGCGTATTACCAGCGCCTCCTGCGGTCGTGCCTGATCCATTAGTTGTTCCACCACCGCCACCAGAACCGCCAGTTCCACCAGGATATGCGGTCGCACTATTAGGCGCTAAACCACCATTCCCGCCACCATTAGATGTAATCGTAGAAAAAACTGAGTTGCCACCTTTAGTTGTTGCCGCGCCACCGCCACCAATAGTTACTGTGTAAGTCGTGCCACCAGTGACAGATAAGCCAGTTCCAGTCCTAAATCCACCAGCACCACCACCGCCACCACAATAACCATCTAAACCAGCGCCGCCGCCCCCGCCGCCCGCAACGACAAGATATTCAACCTCTGATACTTCTGTTGGGCAAGTCCACGATCCGCTAGTTGTAAAAGTTTCTACTATGGTTATAGCAATATTGCCGCCACCACCAGCGCCGTAACCCATTAAAAGGGCTTGTAGGATGCCTGTCATGTGAGATTTGATCCAGAAATAACCCATACTTGGCTGGCAATCTTTACTGCGGTTGCCACGCCCCACTGTGTTAATGTCCTACTGCCAGTTGCGCCATTTGATGACAAGTAAAGCGTGTCAGTTGTTAGCGAAATCGTGACGTTGTTGGCAGAACCGTTAATAATTGTCACTGCCGAACCAACTGTAAACGCTACATTAGCGTTTGCCGGAAATGTGTAAGTGGCTGCGGCCTGACCTGTTGGGTGATAAATGTGTTTACCTGCATCGCCAATTACGATGTCGTAATTTCCATTTTGACTATTTTGCGGAAGCCCCATATAGCCAACCGCATTAGCGCTTTCAGTCGTTGCGTTTGATGCGTTTGCAGAGATTGATCCGCTAGTGATCGTGACATTTGAAAGTGTTGCGTTAGCTAATGTGCCAGTCACCGATCCGCTACCAATCGTGACGTTGGCAAATGTCATATTGTTCAGCGTAGTAACCGTGTTACCAAGCTGAATGGCTGTATTGCCTAATGTGATGGGGGTATCAAAATTGGCATCCAGTTGCGACAACGGAATAGACGTTGTAGCACTGCCAAATGTATTTGGAACTGGCATTTAGAACCTCACTCTCAATTCATGTTCATACTCAAAACCGTTAATCACCATCGCTGATGAATTAGAAGTAACGGTCATACCAAGATATTTACCCCATTGCTGCGCGTCAGTCTTGTATAAAACATAACCAACATCGCCAGTCCAATCAACTTCAGCAGACGAATTATTGATCCAAGGAATTACAAATCCAAAATTATTGATCCAGTTTACAAAGTTACCAAGCAAATAAGGTGGACTAGAATTGGTTTCGCTATCGACGGTTGTGGATAACAATCCTGGGCCAGAGATAGTTGCTTCAATACCAATCTTTAATGCCTGCTTTGTTCTAATCGGATCGGTCATCGGCATTAGTGCTGTTTCAATAATGCTTTCGATCATGCTTGTTGGATCGGAATATAGATACACTAAGTCCGTTCCAGTTGTTCCATACATATTGATCTTGCCGCCAGTGGGCAGCGAAGTTATCAACTTTAGATTTGAATTCTGGCTGGTAAAAAACCATTTTTTATCAAAAAACACCGCCTGAATGTACCGATAAGTTCCGTTGTAGTTGTAACGAATATTGAATGCCGCACACAGAATGTTGTTGATCAGTACCTGACCACCAGTAATTACTGCCGTAGTGAAATCAATTCCTGGGAAACACCATCTAACGGGTCTGAAATTTTCGATGTGGTCGAACCCACCAACGCATACGCCCCGTATTCGTTCATAAATAATACTGAACGGAAGAACGGGAAAATAGCGCCTGGCAATCGAGTTCCTACCGACGCGCTAACGTTAGTATTTGTGAAAATTGTCGTGCCAAGGTTTGTCACCCTGACATCAGAAAAGACGTTAATGCTGTCTTCGCCAAAAATGTACAGAAAGTTATTAGCAGACAGAATTTGAACAATATTGCTGTGAAGCGTGTTGTCCGTCAGAGTAAGTGCGCCAGCAGAAACGCTTGTAAAGTCGCTGTAGCTATCAGCAGCAGAATAAGTAACCGTTCTTCCCTGGCTAACCCAAGTTCGTCCTGAGAAGGTTTCGATTCCTGAGATTGGGTCGGTAAGGATGACTGCTTTAGCCGCCGCATTGTTTCCCCCACCACCAGAAATCGTAACGGTAATGTTTGCGCTGTTCGTGTAGCCAGAACCAGGGTTGGTCATGATTACGCGAGTTATTTGACCACCTGACACAATCGCGGAGCCTGCTGCATTAGCGCCGCCACCACCAGCAATAGTGATGGTTATGTTTGATCCATTGGTGTATCCAGTTCCACCGTTTGTTATTAAAACAGATACGGTTCCTACTTTGAATGTAGAAAGACTAGCAATCGCTGTGGCTGCATTGCTGCTACCGCCACCAGTAATGGTAACTGTTGGGGGTGATGTATAACCTGATCCCGCATCGGTCAACGTAATAAACGTAACTGCATTGGCAGTAACAGTAGCTTGAGCCGTTGCAGGAACACCACCAGTTTCATTTGGGGCTGAAATAATAACGGCTGGTGTGCTTGTGTATCCGCTGCCAGCCTTAGTAATTGCTATTGATCCAACAGAGCCAACAGATACAAGATTAGTACCATCCCAAGAATAAACGCCTTTTTGAGGATCACCAATCAGTATCCTTTCGCTTTTCCACTGCGTGACGTTAATTCCGCTATTAGAAAACGTACCAGTTACAGCAACATTGCTTTTTGTGTAATTGGTTACATTGATAGCTTCTGCGCGACCGTCTTCGCAAAACCCTAAAACCAAATCCGAATTGTTAATGTTGCAGGATGTTAGGGTTGTAACGGTGTTGGCAAATGTAACGTTTGCAGTGGTGTAGGTCGGAACAATCTTTAAGTTCGCATACCCAATAGGCATGGCGTTTTCCAGCCAGGAAAACTCATCCTTATCAATAGCCGTGCGGTTAGCCTTGGTGTTTACACCTCTAAAGTTCTTGACTACCTCGTAGCTTTTCTTTTGCTCTGTCGCAGCCATAATTAGAATGGAGTGCTATAAGGGTCAGGCATTCGCCTTGTGAACGTCGTGTTGAGTACAGAGCGAACCTTGCTGACATACTGCTGATAGAAAATTTCAGATTCGCCATAAGACTGTTCTTTGAACTTCGCCGTATACGCTGCGTAGTAAGCAACAGGTGTTGTATACGGATCAATAATTGGGTCTACGTCCGTGCTATTAACCAAAGGCAACGGCAGGACTGTTGAATCTACCTCAATCGTGTAGACCTCATCAGGAACCGGAGAAATGTAAATTTGGTTTTGACCAAACACTGAAAACGCCACCGGACGCCCAATGTAATTCTGCCAATACCGTAATTGTGCGTTGAACTGAGTCCAGGGCAGATAAGACAGTGGATAGCGACTGTTGCCCCAAAAAACATTGATGTTCAAAATGTCTAGCGTTCGATCTCCTTCTGGCAAACTGCCATAAGAAATAATCTCGCAATTCCCAACATATTGAATTTCTGCCGTGCCGTTATAGAAAGGCGCGGTTGGAGGAAAAGTAGCCGAGGAGTCTGGGAAAGGTGGCGGGTTAGCATCCGTCGTTCCAGCTACGGTCACTACATAAACGAAGATGTTTGAGAAAACCAAGTCACCAACATTTAGTGCGGTATTTGCCGCCCACTTCGTTGGATTGCCAGAATAGCCAACAGGCGCTATAGGCGTTTGAGCAACTTGTAGTTTTCTTAAACAGCCAGTATCTCTGGCAACACGCTCCCGCGCCCCGTTGATGTAATCAGTTAGTTCGGGATCGGAATAAAAGTTTCCATTGGCGTCGTGCAGAAGCCTTCTAACTTCCGTGATGTAGCCGTAGAGCGTTGCCATTTAAGACCCATATCTAAGCGGCTTTAACGACTGTTCGCCCCCTATGTGCTTTAGGCACAAGGGGGGTTACTGAGTCATCGCCAGGGGATAAAAAGCGATTCTGTTCCGGCTTATCTTGGGTTATCTCAAACTTCGCCAACTTCACCAAACCTTCTTCGATCTCGTTAGTTGATTTGCATAACCCAAGCATCACCATCGCAGGAAGTTTATTTTCCTGCTCATAACCAAATACATGACGTGCCATCACTACACTGATCTCAACTGGTTCGTTTACAGGAAACGTATAGTCTTTAAAAGCGTAGTTTTGGATCAGAGCCTTTTCGCCCCGATTAGTCACATATACAGTTGTCATAGAGTAACGATGTCACCGTAAACAGTAATGTCGCAAGTGCCGCCGCTAACTGCTGTGTTCACTTTCACATACATTGAACCAGCAGAGTAAACCGTCGTAGCAGTGCCAGTTGCCAGCGTAACATCCTGGTACTTGGTTGTGCCATCAACAGAAGACAGAACAGTCGCATTGCTAACAGCATTGGACGCATTGCCATCATTCGATGTCAAAATCGTCACGTTAGCCGCAGCAATGCTTTTGTTTGCATTAGCGACAACAATCCTGCGAACAATGTACTCCGAACCACCCACGACGGGAATTTGAGCAACTGCGTTTCCGGTAGCAGCGACACTAACGCCAACTGCCTTACCGAAAGCAAAGCTACCAAACCCGTCTGGATAGAGCGAACCTACATGGTTTGCGTTCATGTTTGCTCCTTATGCGTAGGTGCTGCCCACATCCTCGCCACCATTGACGGTGTAGAGGGTAATGGTCGGCGTACCTGACAGCACGTTTGCACGGACGTTAGTACCGTCAGCAATGAACAGACCACCAGTATTGTTAGCAACAACAACAGCCCAAGAAGCGTTGCTGATGTTGCCAGACGTATTGGTGTTCAGTTCGATGGTGACGTTTGCGGTCGGCGCAATGTAATAAGTGCCAGCATCAAGAACAACAGTTGCATTACCGGCAGAGTAAGGCTGGAAGTACGAACCGTCACCACCAGTTGCCGAGTTAGCAAGCAGAATTTTGTTTAAGCCAAGAGCCATGACTATTTCTCCTTTACAGTGTCAAAGAGTTGTAGCCCGTGACCTTGGTCATCGACTTAGGCTTCGTATTGACCAATTCAGCAATCGTCAGCACTGCGCCAACGTAGCCAATCTGCCAGTTCGGAAGGGTCGATTCAAAGCCCGTGAACACGAACGAACCCTGCTCATGGATGTAGAGCGACAGGTAGTTGCTGTTCAGGAAGTAAACAGTACCTTCAGGGCAATAAGGATCAGGATAAATTGGCACACCAGCGACCATCAAAGCACGGAAAGCTGCTTGTGGGCCATTGGAGTCACCATCAAAGCCGTTACCTGGAGTGATCATGTACTGCTCTTGACCAACAAAGTCTTGAGCCAGCAATGTCCAAGTACCGAAGCCGCAAACACCAAACGACGGTACTTCAGCGCCGTTCTTCACGGTTCCGCTGATGTACTGAAGGATGTTCTGACGAGTTGGGTTGACCGAACCAGCGGCATACTCTTTCGACTGCCACCAGGTATAGGTCGAACGGTCGATGTTACCGTAAGTACCCGATGACGAAACAGCAGCCGGTAGGCCGGTGAACTGTTGCGTGTTGCTTGTGTTGGTGTACAAGGCGGTAGCCATTGCATCCATCATGACGTTAGTCGCGTCGTTCATACGCGCTTCGATCAGAGGAATGATAGCTGCGTCTTGCTGGACTGCACCTTCCATACCGAGGAACGGTACTGGGGCAATCATCAGCTTTAGGTTGAATTCAGCGTTGTAAGCACCCTGCTGAACAGACGGTTGAGCGAACGAGCCGCTATAGTCTGACCACTGAGCGTTTACGAACTGTGAACCCTGGACAGGAACAGTTACAGAGGAAACACCGCCGGAAGCCTGTTGCGAGTTAGCAATCAAAGCCGCCATCAGCGGTGTCGAGTTATAGAGTTGTACGACCAGCTTCGGGATAAACGCCCTACGGGTAACGTAAGTTAGTTCCGTAAATTGCGTACTACCCGTTGCCGGAAGAATACCGCCACCAATAGGCATAGTTTATCTCCGAGTCAAAAATCCCCTTGTTTACAAACCAATGGGTCGCGGGTTTTTCCGCAACTCATTGAGTGCTTTTGCTGCTTCATCCCGTGCGCCAGCAACAGGGTTCTTCCAGTATTTCGACAGGTCGAACTTGTTGATAGCTGACGGGTTATAACCGGTTGGCGTCGGTGCGGCAGACTGCTGCATCCAGCGCCAGTATTCCGCTGCTGCTTCGTGGTTAGTAATGCCTTTTTCTAGCATGACTTTCTCCACTTCTTGAATGTCATCATCATTGTCAATCAGACCTTTGGACTTCAACTTGCTGCGACGCTTGTTGAGTTCATCCATCGCATCCTTTTCACGAAGCCTTGCTTCCAACTGAGCAACACGGTCATTTGCCTTTTCGACAGCATGGCGCGTGTAGTCCTCAATTTCCAGTTCGGGAATCGGCATCTCCGGCTTGACCTTCTTCACTTGACGCAGAAAGTCTTTGCGCGTTTCAGGATTCTCGGACAGTTGTTTTGCAAGCAAAGCCAGTTCGTCACGGGCTTCTGGTGTTAGGTCTTCTAATGACATGATTATCCCCTTAATAAATTAAACAACCCGCTTACCGTCACCAGGCTTTTGAACTTGCATCTTGTTCTTGCTGCCTGTTGAAGCGGGGTTTTTCAGACCGCCAAACTCCGAAAAACGTGGAGTGTTAACGATTTGACCATTCTGCTGGTTGTTGTCGGTAGGGCGGCGAGGTGCAGCAGCACCGCGAGGCTTAAATAAATCCATGATTTCTCCTTACATTGTTTGAGGGGTTGCGCCTGGCATCTGCATACCAGGTATTGCTGGCGCTGCTGCCAAAGCCTTACCTTCCGGCGTTGCGCCACCCGCCTGTGGAAGTGCCTGTAGCATCTGAAGAATCTCAGATTGCTTCAATTCGTCAATGGATTCTTTCTTGCTACCAATTACACCAGTCAAAGTGCGTAGCGCAGACAAGACTTTAACGCCTTCCGGCGAACTGCTACCCAAAGCCGGTAGCGCTCTTTGAATTAAGTCCATTGCCAGGCCTAAATTGACCATTGCGCCTTCGCGATTGCCCATTTGAGGTTCTGGCGTAGACATTGGGGCAGACATTGGCGGCGTCATATCCGTTGCAGAGGCCTCTGAGGCCATAGGCGAAGGTTGCTGCGGCCCTTGCTGGCTACGCATCATCTTCATCAGTTGATCCGGTGGCACGCTCATAAATACCCCAATAAATTTTGCCGATAGAAGTAAGCTTTTTAATAGCTTTTGTCAAGCAGGGGCGTATATTTTATTTCCCCGCCCCTTAGGGAGAAATCCAAAAGGATTACTTGCAGCCCTTGCGACCTTTGCGTGCCATAACAGCCTCCATTAAGCAGCGGCCACCTAGTTCACGGACAGGCAGCCACATCCTTTACCCTTTAGGGGTGATTAACGACGAGTTTTGCGACCGCGCATCATTTTCTTGTACATCTTCATCTCCTAGCTAAACTTATCCCCTTACTGATCGACCGTAAGTTCGTGTAGATGGCATACGGTCTAAACTTCTGAAGCCCTGTACCCGATATTGCAAACTAGGCTGGCGAGGCGAATCATTCATAGGCGCTGATGTTCCCACCCTTGGCTGATCTGCTTTTGGTGCAATAGTGTCTTGAGCCATTATTCCCCCACTGCTTTCAAGTCAGGTTTACTTTGCTGCGGCGGCTGCGGTTGCATCGCCTGCTTCGCTTCCATTACCTTCAACTTTTCCTTCAGCAACTGTTTCATCGGCGGTTCAAGCAAATCTATCAAAGATTCCTTGTCGATAGCGCCAGCCTTAAACATATTGAAGGCAAGCTGTCGCAGGTCTTCAGTAAAGATTGGGCTATTCGAGTGAGCATCTACCTTCACCACATAGTTGTTGGTGAACTGTTCTGCGATAAATGACACACCCTCTGCATCGACCAACTTGGTGTCATCATAGGCCTGAATCAGCTTTAAGAACAACGTGGATACTTTTTCGAGGCTATCTTCAATGACAAGCGCACGTTTTTTCGCTCTGGAGGAGCCGAGTCGGGCGAGTTGGGAGGCATGACCTTGGCTTCTGACGCCGGTTTCTCCACGTCCTGAGAGTACGCTTGTAATACCTGACGCTTCCGCGAACATCGCATCCACTTCACGGATCACCTCGAACAAGTCACCTGGCATTTGCGGAGCCATCTTTTCGACTTTGGCGTTAGGCATATCGGTTGCCAGCAAGCCACCTGCCCGATTTAGCGCAAAGTTCTTCTCATCCAAGATGCCGGTAAAGCCAATTAACGCTGTAGGCGGCGCAACTTGCTTAGATAGCAAGTCCAGAATCTCCGTCATCCGCTTGTTTCTCAACGACTGCAAGAACACCAAGCGCTGAACTTCGCTCTGCCCCCAGTAGTAATCGTACATTGGGTTAGGGCAAAGTTGAATGAATGGCAATTCACCCTTCAAAAATACCTGCTCACCTGGTCGGTCGTAGACGATGACGTCTGGATCGGCGATAGTAACCACCTGGTAGTCCATCGTTTCATCGTTCCACACCCACAACTCGGTCATTTCTACCGTGTCTTCTGACACCCGCGCCTTGTAGCGGTTCATGCCAGACAAGTCCAAGTTGACCGTGCCGGTCATCGTTGGATTGGTCTGCGACATGATGATGCGGTCAATGCCATCAGGGATGTCGAGTTGCTGGGGCTGGTAGGAAGACGTTACGCGCTTCACAATCTCATCACGCTTGGGATGAGAATACAGACGGGCGTAGAGTTCCGACTTGGTGATGTAATAGGTTTGCGCTATCGCTTCTTGGCGGTCAGTGTACGGAACATCTTCACGCAGAACGCCAATACCTGCCGGTTCCACCATGTACGGGTGTATGCCGTTGTTGACGATCAGCTTGACGTAGGTTGTGCCAAAACACAGCGCCCAGGTCAGGGCGGTAGAGAAGACCTGATCACAGTTGCTGTTTAGCCATTCGTCGTTCAGCTTGTTAGTCAACATCGGAATCTTTCGATGCTCTTGAGGACTAACTTCAGCGCCGATATTGATGGTAAACCGTGTCGTTTCTGCGGAATACAGGAACGAGGTC